GTCAATTATGTGTTGCCATCTATCGTAAAAGTCCTCGCTCAAATACATTAATTGTTATTCTCATGGTAAGTGAGGACTGTTTTTATGCTTTCGCTTTAACAGCAACACGCTTCTTAGGCGCTGCTTTTTTAGTAGTGGCACGCTTAGGCTTTAGTGCAGGATTAAGGTTATATGCTTCTGCTTCTAAACGCTTGCTTTCTGCTAGCATACTTTCTGCTTCTACCGTCATGCGTTGACTTTGTTGTAGTAACTCATTTGCTAAACTTTCGTCAGTAATTACGCCTGCGTCTGCCGCTGCTTCTTGTACCGTTTCTGCTTTTTTCTTGGCAGTAGGGTCTACTAGGCCAGCATTGCGATCCATTTCGGCAAGTTTTTCTGCTGCTTCACCACCGGTAGCCAAATCATCTAACACAGTGTTTAATTCGTCCAACCGAATGTGGCTCTTAGCATTGGGAGTAATTACCACTTGGTTAGTAGGAACCTTTTTGATGTAACCTTCTTTGTGCAGTGCATGCAGAGTATTTCTACCATCCGGTAAAATTTCTCTATCTAGTGCATCTGCTAGATTTTCTGCTGCTTGTCCAACTTTGCTTTCAATGCAGTTAATTACCGAATCATGAAAGTGACTTGGAATTACTTCAGTATAAGTTACCAAGCACATGTGATCTTCGCCAGGTACTTTACGATAAACTACAGCAACTTTGCGGTCGCCGTGCTTGCCAATATGTTTTACAAATGCCATAAATTAACCCTCTGAGGTTTCTGTTTCCTCTGTTGTTTCTTCTGCTGGTGCTTCTTCTTGTGCAGGCGCAAGACTGTTTAAGAACGCATTTAGTTTATTGTAAACACGACCAATTACTTCCATTTCTTCTGCACGAAATGCACCACGTTGTGCAGCAACATTAATGATTTGACGCAATCCAGCTAGATCACCGATGTTTAGTCCAACTGCATTTGCAGCTTCTGATTGTGCAGCACCTTCTGTCACTGCTTCGTTGTTTTCTTCGCTCATTATAATCTCCTGTTAGCGTGTGTATATTTAACTGCGTATATAATGAGCTATATTTTTTTAAAAGAAATTGTCGATCCTACGATCTTTGTGTTTGGATAAAAAAGAAAGTGTGAAATAAGTTGCTTCTGCTGGATCTTCAAACCCTGCATATACTTTGGATAGTAATTTATTTTTTTCTTGTATAGCGCATGTAAGAACGGCATATCGGCCACTGGTGTTTTCAGCGATCCATGCTTCTGCTTCGCCATGGATAAAAATATCAATGCTGTCGATACTTACACGTGTAAAGTGTGAGGGCATCCATGCTAATCTACGTGTTTCAAACCAATCTCTAGGATCAATTTTTAACGGCGTCATCATAATACACAGTAATACCAAACGGTGCTTCTACTTCGCGTGTGCCGTGAATAATCCACAGCGTGTCGCAGTAGTCTGGATCTCCCCACGAGCCCCAAGGATAACCATCTGTAAACACAACCAGACGCTGCGGTTCCATAGTTTCATTTTTCAAATAATTAAAGATAGCAGTAAAGTCAGTGCCACCAAAACCATTTACTTCATAGTCTTCAATGTTGTCTAATGTTTCTGAAGTATAGGTTACAGGATTGTAAACATCAGTATCAAATGTAAACAAGTGAATGCGGAACTGTTCAAACTCTTCCATGATGCCTTTGATTTCAGAAAGGAAGTCACGCAGCATAGTTTCGGAAATTGAACCCGAAGTATCAATGGCAACTACAACATCAGTAGTTTCGCCATTGGTCATGCCCGGCATTACTGAATCCATGTGCCAGCCACGACGTGACGGACGCATCCACGAAAAGTCAGTTTTAATAGTGGATTCAATGTGCTGGCGCAACAGCTCGCGCCAATTCATTTTAGGTTCTGTGAATGCTTTAATAAGACGCTTTACACCAGCAGGTGTATTACCCGCACCTGCTTGTTCAGCAGCACCCAGCATTGCTTCTTTGAGTTCTTCGCGAATTTTGTCGCGTTCTTCTTTACTGAGCTTTGGCTTGCCTTTGCCGTTTTCACCTTCGCTTTCCTCTCCGTCTCCATCGATATGCTCGTCGATCATTTGTTCGATGAGTTTGTTCATATCAATCTTTTCTGCGTTCTCATACAAGTGATCGTAGATCTCTTCCGAACACATACCGTCAAACTTTGGATCATACAAGCAAGGCACAGTAGTAATACGTGTGCCTACTTTAGATTTAATCAAGTCGGAATTTACAGCGTAGTCGTCTGCGATATTCCACAGCATGGGATGACGATCACCGCGGCGACCAAAGTGGTCGTAGCAGCAGTGAAGAACTTCATGACCAAAAAGGAATTCAAGTTCTTTGCCTTTGAGCATTTCGACGAAACGGCTATTATAATAGAAGTTACGACCATCTGTTGCAGCAGTAGAACACCAATCGTCTGCGTTTGTTAACTGCAAACGAGTTGCCATATTGCCAAAGAATGGGCTGTTGAGCAGCAGCCCTACACGAGCTCCAATTAGTTTTTCGCGACTAGCACGATCAACCGCAGGATCTGTTGGACCGATTAAATCAGCAAACTTTTCGTTTTCTTTGTTTTGTGTGGTACTGGCCGCAGTCATTTTACGCTCCTATTGTTTAACTAATACGTGTAATTATATGGCATTTTGCCAAAAAGTTCAATTAGTTATTGTTAGCGTTTAGAATGTATTTGCCGTACTTTTCGTGGAACTTGTCAAAGTTCTTGAGTTTGGTCGGCTTAAATGGTAGATCGTAAGTGGTAAGAGCAACTCGTGCGCCCATTACTACAAGCTCAACTTCGAAATTATCCATCATAAAACCAAAGAAGTTGTCGGCCATGGTGTGGAAGTTTTTTTCGTCAACGCCCTTGTCTACAGCATCTTTGAGTTCATAACACATCGAAGTTACCAGCGAATACATTGCGGATACTTCCTTTGTTTCAAGTTCTTTTACTTTGCCAGCAAGAATATCTTCTGGCTTGGGCAATTTGCCCGCAACCTTGCGATGCGCTATAAATTTCAATGCAAGACCTTCGCCAACAGCACCGGCAACCAAATTGGCAGTGGTCTTTTCGTCCGGATTGCCGTCTAGCAGTTCGCTTACAAACGTCCAAGAACGCGGCGTAGCAAACGCACGAGAACTGGACTTTGAATCAAAGTCATACAAGTCTTGTTTAGCAAACGAAATGTAACCAACAACATCCTTGTGGATCTTGTTTTCTACGGCCCAGTCCAACCAGGATTCGTAATCTACCTTCATTTCAAAGTGTACAAAACGATTGCTCAGTGGCATGGGCATGCGATAAGTTACGCCCTTATCACTTTCGCGGTTACCAGCTGCCACAATCACTACATTATCTGGCAGACGATAGTTGCCAATCCGACGATTGAGGACCAGCTGGTAAGCCGCGGCCATGACACTTGGAGCACCCGAATTACACTCATCAAGGAAAAGTACAACAACAGGATACTGACTGGCTAGTTCTTCGGTTGGAAGATCAATCGGCGGAGCCCAGTCCATGGTACCGGTGTCTTTGTTGTAGAATGGAATACCACGCAGATCGGTGGGTTCCATTTGACTCAAACGCAAGTCAATCATGTAACCGTTCATGTCGCGAGTCATTTCTTCTACTAGTTCTGATTTGCCAATACCCGGAGGACCCCACAGGAATACTGGACGCTTCTTGTTGAAGCAATGCTTGATGGCTACGCTAGCCTCTTTGGATGTTAGTGTACGTCCTTCGGACATGTTGTGCTCCTTGTCTCTGAGTGTAATAGTGTGTAAGCTCGCCTGGAAAGTGCGTTTATTTGTTAACTTACCTTGTAATTGTAACGAAGAAGCGGGCCACTGTCAACACTTTTTTGTTGACTTGTGCATGTTTTTTTGGTTAGATCATGGAGTATAGGAGCTTTTCAGCAACATCATCGCCGTAATTTTTCTTTAGATCTCGCTTAATGCCAGTCCAATTGGCCCAAACTGGATAACGATCAATGGTATTGTTCTTAATAATGCACCGAAGTTTGTCTTGAGTTACTGCATGAAAGTCAGTGTTATGCTGTGCTTCGGTCAAAACGGTATTCCAACCACGGTTAAAAACAGTGGCAAAGTCATAGTTCATTTTGAATAGTTCCTCCAAGGTTAAAAGAAATTAACGACTGTATTTATAGCGGTCGATGGAAGACACTAGTATAAGTTGGATTTTTACAAACGGCAATAGCTGGACATAAATACTTTCAACTTAGCACAGTCTAAGTTATCCCGACAAAAGATTGATTTTCAGTTCGGCTAAACAGTTGACACAGACGAAGAAATCACTTATAATTTGTCTTATTGATTCGACATACACTGCTCAAGTTACATTTTCATAGTGGTGTATGTCTTATTTAAATACTGAAAATGCTTTTTTGGGAATTATGATGAAACAAAAAATTAAAGTTGCCATCGTTGGTGTTGGCTCTTGTGCCAAGTCATTGGTAGAAGGAGTACAATACTACGTTCAAAATCCAACAGACACAGTTGGACTCATGTATCCTGATATTGGTGGATACACTGTTGATGACATTGAATTTGTGTGTGGATTTGACGTGGACAAACGCAAAGCCGGCAAATCACTTATTAAAGCATTGCGAGCAAAACCAAATTGTTCGATGGATCATGTTGCTCAAATTGACAATACATGTATCCACGAAGACGCAATTGTGTACTCGGGTCCAGTATTGGATGGTATTGCACCGCACATGCTCGCGTATCCAGAAGATGTTTCTTTTCGTGTTGGTGCAGAACCGGCACTCACACAAGAACACATTGTTGATTTGTTGAAATATCATCAAGTTGACATGCTGATTAATTATCTTCCGGTAGGATCAGCGGAAGCATCCAAGTTTTATATTGATGCGGCACTCGAAGCAGGCTGTCATATTATTAATTGTATTCCAACCTACATTTCTACAGAAGCAGCCATGGAGCTTGAACAACAAGCAATTGATCGTGGTCTAGTTGTAGTGGGTTCTGACATGCGTTCTGCATTTGGTGCTAGTCGCTTGAGCGAAGTACTGCAAGGTTCAATGATCGATGCAGGGTTGTTAATCACACAGCATATTCAAGAAAACAAAGCATGTGGTTCTACACAAGGACAAGAACACATTCGTGTTGGTCGAACCGCAAACACAGACTTTTTGAACATGGCCAAGCAAGATCGTTTGCACGACAAGCACGTATCCAAGGAAAATGTACTCAAGGGACAAAACCAAGTTCGCAACGTGAGCATTGACGGCACAACACTGTATGCTGGTCCAAGTCTAACCGTGCTGCAAAAGCCTGGTGGACAATATGTTGGATCGGACAACAAAGTTGCACAGATTGACATGGTCGCATATGGGTTTGCGGGTGCTCGCTATGAATTAACTGCTCGCTTATCCGTGCAGGATTCTCCAAACTCAGGCGGTGTTGTAGTATCAGCAATTCGTTTTTGCAAAGTAGCTGCTGAACTGGGCATTGTGGGTTACTTGCGCGGTCCTTCTGCATGGACACAAAAAACTCCGCCGTTACAGTTAACTACATCTGATGCAAAGTTTGAATGTGATGCACTTGCTCGTCGCACACTTACTCGTTTAACTCAAGCACAGCTAAAGGAAAACAATCCAGTGGCAAAAGACTTGCCGTATACATTTCAGGCAGGACAAACTGATTATGAATGATGCCGTTAAAACCTATGACATAGATGGTGTTATTAACCTAGATGAGTTTGGTGTAGGCATTCGCCCAAGTTCAGAACGTGATATTATTATCACTGGTAGATCTTACCAAGAAGCCGAATCAACACTGCGGTTTCTACACACAAACGATATTAAAAATCAAGTATTTTTTAATCCGGTATCGTTTGATGAAAAAACAAGAGAAAGTAGTGGTTGGCACAAAGCACGCACAATTAACATGCTCAAAGATCTAGGATCAAACATTGTAATCCATTTTGAGGATGATCCGGTGCAAGCCGACATTATTGAAAACAATACCACAGTAACCGTAATTCGTGTTAATCACAACAACCTAATTGAACTGGAGAATGTTAAGCGATGAAAATTGTAATTTTGTATTCGGGTGGTTTGGATAGTTTCCTAATGTATCACTGGGCTACCAAGCACTATCCAGATGCCGAAGTTAAGTGTATTTTTTATGCACACGGCCAAGATTCTGAACAGGCTGAAATTGCTGCACTGCCAGAGTTTGTCGAAGTTCGAAAGATTGATTGGCTAAATGAAACCCTGCGTCCAGTTGCTAAACAGTCTGACCCTTTTGCAGGTGCAATCTATATTCCAGGTCGAAACTTGGTATTTTCTGCACTTGCTGCTAGTCAGGAATTGGCAAACGAAGTGTGGATGGGTACGGTTTGGGACGAAGACAATCAGCAGGCCACTGACAAGAATGAACGATTCCGTTCAGCTACCAGCGAATTGTTGAGTTATGTACTAAGTCCATTTGTCAAAAATGTTGTAGTGCGCTTCCCATTTGTTGAAAACAAAATGACCAAAGAATCTTGTGTTCGTTGGGCACTAGAAAACGGCATTGTTGCAGATCAACTAACGCACACTGTTAGTTGTTGGGATCAACAAACCGGCAAGCCGTGCGGCGTATGCAAGCAGTGTTTGAAACGAATGTTTGTGTTTGGTCTAAATGGTTTTGAAGAAGAATATGAAGTTCATCCATTATCATCACCTGCACAGCAAGCATTGATTATTAAATATCTAGAAGATGTCAACAATCCTAGAATCGATTCAAACGAAGATGAAAAAAATATGGCCGATATGATTCGCAGATATTTTAAAACACATCCGGTACCAAACAACGACTGGGGAAAGAAACTGAAATTGTTACTGATTCGATAACTGTAATTTAACATTTTTTAATATTCTAAATAAATAAAAAAACTTTTTGTCTACACTTCAATTTTTTTGGAGTGTGGATTTTTTTATTCTGAAATAAAAGGATGTAAAAACAATGGAAGCGAAGATGTGGAACGCTCAAGGTTGGGAAACTATTGATAACAAAACAGATACCCAGCTCGAAAGCGAATATACGGAAATGTTAAACGAAGCAGGTTTTAATGTACTAAATTTCGTAGAACATACCTTTGAGCCA